TCCAATCGGTGTTCGTACGCATATTCACGTACTTCAGTTACTTTTATTTCCTTGCTTTCTTTGATAGGTCCGTTATTTAATTCTTGCTGTCCAATTATTGATGTTGTAGTTGTTGCGATGAATAAGATAAATGAAAGTATTGATTGTCGTATCAACAAACTCTCCTTTTGTCGGCGGATAAAACTGAAGCCGTAACTTCCTGATGACAAGCATCTTTGGTTACGGCCTCATCTTAAAGCATATCAAAACTATTGAAGCAGTTTGTACAAAATTGTAAATAGGTCAAAATCTTTGTCATTGTTATTTGGTACAACATCAATATTTTTATTTTGTTTTGTAACAGTAGTATGAACTGCAATGCAGTCCTTACAACGACAGTTTTGCCTATATCTTGTTGGAGTTCCGTGTGGTTTCAACGCTGTTTTTTTAACGTTAGTTTTTAACGCGGTTCTTTCTAAAGGCGTTAGTCCTCCCCACATTCCCCATTGTTCATCATTTCCGTCTTTTAGACATTCTTTCCAAACTGGACAAACATGACAAACTTCACGAGCAATTGCGTAATATTGTTCTTGATTTTCTGCATCTATTGGTGGATACCACAAATCAATTAATTTGTTTTTGCACAAAGCAAAATCTCTCCAACGCACGATTACTCGTTCATTGTTCTGTTAGATATTTCTCTATACAATTTAACTATATTTTGTGAAGTTGTTTCAACACATATAATTAAATCCCTCATTTTTTCATCTTGTATTTTAATTTTTTTGTTTGCAATTTCTAACAATTGTTCCAAATTACGAATGTATTTAAACAAACTTTCCCAATTTCCGTAACGAAGTTCTGTAAGCGACAAATTACACATTTCTGAAATATGTTCTAACGTAAATTCAGATTGTTGTAACAGCACTGGCAACACATTTAAAGCGTTGTCAAGACGTTTAACTTCTGGTGCTAGTAGGTGTTTTGGAACTGATGAAGGAAACTTGTCAAAACTATGTGTGTAATTGTTCATCGGCAGACCTTTTTGCTACGTTTGTATCTCTTGTAACACAGTCCCACCCACAGCCGATATATCCAGCAATGTCTACCCAGTGGTCTTTTTTATTTGGAGTCCATGACAAACGACTTACTTTGAGCAACGACATCATGATTGCAACATCGTGTGGTTCAATAATCAAACCGCCGCGTCGTTCAACTATTCTATTTATGTAACTTTCCCATAAATCAGCAGTAAGACTAAAGTCCTCGTATGGGTCTCCGTAATCTAAGTTACGGTCCCCTACAATTAACTTTGCTGCTTCAAATAGTATCTGTTCACGTTCGTGTTCGGCCACGGTATCTCCCTATTGTTTACATCTTTAACAAGTTTAGCAAAGTCTATCAACGATTTGACACGAAACGTCACATCATATTGCCTGTTCCAAGGATGGTCGTGTATGACCGACAATATTCCAACTTTTTCCATTTCCTGTTGATAGGTGTAATTGTCGTCAATGGATGCCGCGTGTCCTGTAGAAGTATGAGCAAGAATTGATTTGTTGTGGGTAAAATGAAGATGGTCAGGCACTAAGTTGTGGTCGTGTAACCAATCCGCTGTTTGTGCCCACGCTGTGTTTGGTCTTGCCGTAATGACGTGTATCTTAACGTTTAATGTACGTAACAGTTCCCAACCCAACGTCACGTTTTCCATTGGTGATTCTGAAGCAAATAACCGATGCGATATTGGCGCGGTTTGCATCATAACATCAAATGTTTCTTTACTTATTCCCCAATCTTCATAAAATTCCCATTTTTTAGGTTCTGGAAATGTGGTTTCTTTTAACACATCAACACAGTATTTTTTAAAAGCACTTAAAAACGGATATACAACTCCGTCCATGTCAATGCCTACATCAGTTATTACTTTTTGATTGTACATTTTGTAACTCCATTTTTACTGGTTCGCTGGAATGTTTTTCTTTGCTTGCGCAAATTGGTGGATACGTGTTACTTAATACTGATACTTTGTTGCCACACTTAGGACATTGATAAGTGTACGGTAAACCTTTCATTGTTCCTCTTCCTCTTCCATGTCTAAAACATTGTTATAAAAATTATCTGTTTGTGCTGAGTTTAATCCTCCGTATGGCAAAGTGTTCGCTTGTTCAGCGGCGCGTTGCCCAAACAATCGTGACAACACCCCGCTTGACCCGCGAGCCTCAACTTGAAATTTAAGCATATCGCGAGTGTCATTTATTTCTTTAAACTTTTCAACCATTTCAAATGCCCTATCCATTTCTAATGACAAAGTACCATCTAGTCCCTGTCCCTCCAATTCTTCAGCAAACCTAGCAAACATAACTCGGCTAACTTGCATTTCAATCATTGCCCTCAATGCTGCTTGAAGTTGGTCTTTGGTGCGAATTTCAATTGGTAACTTAAACGCACATTCTGTATGTTCCTTAAACGCAGGACATTTTGAAGCGAGATAACAATTATTGCACTGTCTTAAAAGCGCTCCAGAATACTTAATTACGTTCGTTTGTTCTGGGGCAATTTCTATGGATTCTCCATTAGAATCAATGGTTTGAGACCCCATAGAAGTAATTGTTTCTACCCCCATTACAGGCAATAATATGCGTTCACTTTCGTGCCGCTTTTCTGGAGGTGGGATAACAATACTTGTACCTGCATTTTCCACACTTTGGGGGGTATGTGTTTGGTGTGAGGCAATAATTATGTCACTGTTTTGAGTACTGCCTTCGGCGGTGTTTTGAGTCGTTGTAGAAGGGTCATAGCCCCCAAAAACACGCTCCTCATAACTTTTCCAAGAACGTATAGCAAGAGTTCCAACAGCATCTACCTCGTCAGCCATGACTTGTTCATACGAAACTCTTAAACGTTCTATGTCGTTTCTATGTCGCCTGCGAGCACTTTCTTTTTGTTGTGCAGGGTAACGACGTAAACTATGTCCAGTCCAGACCTGAGTTTCTCCGTAACGCATTGAACTTGTCCATGAGTTGACTAATACAGAATCCCAATCAATATTTTCAATGTGTTCTGGTTTAGATGTAATACCAATCATTTTTGTATTCCATCTTGAAGCAATAGAATTAATCCTGCTGTGGGGATGTTTAGACAATGCTTTGTCGCTTATAGCAACCTTTCCATGTCTTTGACAAATCCAATTAAGTCGTTCTAAATCTTCCCCGTCGTTCCAAATGGGCACGTATTTTTCGTTCAACCAAGTTCCATCGTATTCTGGGCGTCCTATGACTACTGTTAAGTTGTCTGCGTGGGTTCGCAAAAAAGAATCATAACGGTTTGTGTCTTCATCTCCTTCAGATGTATAAATTAACAACTCAGCATTATTAAACTTTTCTGAAAGGTTTAAAACCTTCTTTTTAGGAACGGCAAAATGGGTTAAATTAATACCTAATCGTGATACGTTGGCAGACAGCAACATTGAAGCATACATGCCTTTCTCTGCCCCACCAAAGTATATTTTCACAATGGCATCACAATAATTGGAGTTTTTTCTCCCACCCATGCGCCAAGGCAGTTATATTCTATATATTCAAGTGCTTCATCTTCTGACATGTTGTGTCTATTTATACAAACTTCAATCATTTTTTCCCAAGAATAAACAGCCAAAACTGGCTCGTTAATGCGTTGAGAATATCCTATAAATGCTGTTTCAAAGCCGTCCATCAATAAAACACTTTCACCCATTGCTTCAAAACCGTTTGAAATAGCATTTCGTAACTTGTTTGAACTCATTCTTTCCACGTTCTTTCTGCTTTTTTAAGCGCTTGTTCTTCAAGCGTGCTTGTCAGAGTACTCCACTCTACTCTGTTTTTTTGTTCTTCCCATTCAGGGCGAATAATGTACGGAACAGTTATTAACAAAGTTGGTATACCTTCCTTAATTGCCTTAGACGCTGTAGAAGGGTCGGTATCCACGTACCAATCAATTTTATTATGTATTGCATGAACGGCACGAATCCTGTCAAGTCGGTTGTCAGAACCGCTTTCCCAATGAAAATCAATAGAACCTGGTTTGTAGTTTTCTTTTTTCAACCACTCCATAACCAACTGATGTTCGTTAGTTTTTACTCCATCAACCAACAGGCATATACGACCATTGTAAGTTTGAAATAACATTGACCACAGTTTTCTACCGTAGTTGTTGGGTTGGCTTGAACCTATTTCTTTAGCCCTGTTTGCAATAACATCAAACGTTACAATAATCATTTAATTGTAAAGTCCTAATTTCAATCGTTCTTTGTATGTTGGATACTCGGCTGCTGGGCAATACATACACAAATATTGTCGTTTTTCAACAGGAACGCCAACTTTCCTTCCTATTGTCTTGGACTCGTCACACCAATCAGGACAACCTTTGTTTGGTCTGTTGTGTTTATTAAAACATTTTAAGGCATCAACCTTTAACTCATCACGAAAATCTTTGATAAATATATCGTGAGCCTTTAACTCATTCTTAATGGCTGTTTCGGCATCAAGTTTGTTTGCTGTGTCTTTGTCTGTCCTAAAAATTAAAGCACGCCAATTTTCGTAATCTTGATGACGAGCCTTATGTCGTTCCAAAATATCCAAAAGTTCCATGTCGTACTCTGGAGGACCATCGTATGGGGTCATTTTGTACATAATTCCATCTGTTTTTCTACCGTTGACAAGTCGCCAACAAACTAACAAACGATTCATAGGTTCTGCCATATTGTGCTCCAAACTGGAAGTTTAAGTATATCTTGTGTTATTAAATTTCGTCAAATTGAGTGCCCCGTTGTTTTAAACTTTGGTCCAAAGCCACGCCTAAAAACTCGCCTGTTTCTGGATTTTCTAAGTATGTAAACGGCAAAGGAAGTCTTGTTCCCAACTTACTCCCTTTTGAAACACGCACAAGAGAACCTTTTGGTAATTTTATTTTAGAATCAAAGGCATCTAATCCTTCGGGATGCCATTCGTACACTGCGCCAACACGTGGTCGCTGTGGTCGTCTTGTTAAATTTTTAGAACTATCGGTTCCACCAGCCATATTGATACAGTATACAGTACTATTTATTCTGTAGTGTTAACTGGAGTTTGAGGTTCTTCAGGTGTTTCTGGTTTTTGATTTACACTGCTTCCAAGAGGAATAACAGTTCCAGGAGCAACACCAAACGCTAAACGACGTTTATTTGCCCATTCCCTGTGTTTTTGTCTTCGTGCTTCTACTCGTTTTGGGTCTTTATTTAATTCTATATTTGCTTTTCGTAGTTTTTCTTTGTTTTCAGGTCTGTCTCTCCATCGTTTTGCTTTTTGCCTTTGAGTTTCTACGTATTCAGGGTCGTTTTGCATCCGTTCTTGATGTTGTTTTTTTAAACGTTCTTTGTTATTTTGATAATAACGATTTCCTTTATCTCTAAGATTTTGTGCGTACTCAGGGTCTTCAGCCATCTTTATTTGATGCTGTTTTTTTAAACGTTCCTTGTTATTTTTTTTCCAATTTTTACGGTATTCTTTCATACTTTCTACTTGTTCAGGGTTGTTTTTTTGTCGTTCTTCTTCTTGTTTTTTTAAACGTTCCTTGTTATTTTTTCTGTAATCTCTGTGGTATTGATAACGCCTATCTTGTAATTCATTTTTACGCGGTATTGGGTTTCTCACTAAATAATCTTCGTATCGGTCTTTTGTTATGTTTTTAAGTTCTTCCATAGGAAACGAATCTGGAACATAACCTCTCAATCGTTCACAACGTGAGCATTTGCAATCAGTTGCGGTTACAGCCGCAATTAAATTGACCATTCCTGCATGTGCAGGGTCGTCGCGAGTAAAAGGTTGTTGATACTTACGTTGTTTGTATTTCATGAATAATACGGTCTTCGTTGTGGGTACATTTCGCTTGGTCTTCTTGAAAGCGAAGTATCTGCTCTCCAGTTGCTGCCGACCCTGGTCGGATGACGACCCTTGCTATGGAGTCACGAAACCGTTGACCACGTGTCAGCGGCTGTTCGTTTGGAACATCGTCGTCCCAATCGCTCATTTAACAATCCCATTTACGCAGTGACTTGTTGATACGGCTGTCTGGGTCACGTGCTGTTTTGGCAGAAGTATTCTTCTTTTTCATGCCTTCCATTCT